GCTCTGGTTAAGTGCCGTAAAGTTGGTGCTGCTAACTGGGGAAATAAGACAGAATCAGTGGAATTTTCTAATTGGAGAGATGATTTTAAGGCAACTGAATATGAGTTCATTGATCTTATCAAACCAGAAGAAATTGGTGAAGGTCGCACTGTCAGTGGAGTTAGAGATAGTGAAGCAATAACAAGAAACAAAAGAAGAAGAGAAGAAACTCAAAAAAAACCAAGATTAAGACGTGGAGAAATGCGTTGGAAAAATGCTCAAGGTGAATGGGTTTCTAACAAAGATCCAAAAATCACAAGTGTTTTTGAAAATTCATCAGAAATTGAGATACCTTCAGGAGATATAAAAAAACTTGTCAAAAAAGCAGTTAAAAGAATTGATTATGATGTCGATGGCGATGTAGATGCGCAGGATAAAGTTGAGAAGAAGACGGGAGAATATGGTGAACAACTTCCAACTCCATATGGAAAGTTTAGGACTGGAGACTCTAAAAAAGTAAAGGTCAAGAAAGAGCAGTTTTCTGATTGGAGATCTCAAATTGCAGAGTCTCATTGCAATTGCAAGTGTGGGAAAGATCCTTGTATGACCTGTGGTAAATCTTGCCATAAACAAGTCAAAGAAGATTGGCAGAAAGTAAATAAGTCTGATAAAACTGATGGTATGAGTCCTGCTGCAGTCAAAGCATATCGTCGTGAGAATCCAGGTTCTAAACTCAAGACTGCCGTAACTGGTGATCCAAAGCCAGGTAGTAAGGATGCGAAGCGTAGAAAGTCTTTCTGTGCTCGCTCTAAGGGGCAGCAAGACATGCATAACATTGATTGCTCTAAAACCCCCGATAAACCTGTTTGTAAAGCCCGTCGTCGCTGGAAGTGCTGATCAATGAAAAGTTTTCAACAATTTCTCTCAGAAAGCATCACCATTAATGGTGATTTCAATGGAACTCTCAATGTGGGAGGTTATCAACCAGAACAGGCACAAGAGTCATTCTTTGCCGATGTTGTCTGGGAAGGTAAGTTATATCGTCTTGAAGTAGAAGGTAAAATGCTTTCCAAGAATGAATTGGCAGAGCAGATTCAAGGAGAATATCCTGGAGCAATGGTTCATCAAATTTATCCAGGAAATTCTCCTTCAAAAATTAAAAACGCACAAAGATATCAACCAGAAAGATTAACTTGGAGTGACTAATGGCTCAGTGGAATAAGAACACACAGGACTTTCTAAACCAAGAAAGAACACTACATGAAGTTTACATGCGGTGTGACGAATATGGTCAAATCATTACTCCAAGTGCTTGTGGCGAATCTGCATTTGGTGAGAATATTGCAGTTCCCATCACACCAAAGATTCAGGGTGATGCTGTCTATGGATTAGATCCAAGAGAGTTTGAGACATTTACATTTAGCAATAGTGGTATTGCAACAAATGGAGATTTTAAATTTAAAGTTAGTGCAGGAACAGATGCTAATTCTTATGGTGTTATTAGAACCACAAACTTTTTGAGATATCGTCCTGGGCAGGGTGCAGTTGCAAGATTTACTGCCGCATTTTCTTCTAACCCAGTAGGATTTACTCAAAGAGTAGGTTTATTCAATCAAGAAAATGCCCTTCAAATCGGTTATGCACATACCAATGGACAGTTTGGCGTCCTTCGTGCCAGTGGAGGTAAAGCAAATATACAAGAGTTTGCCTTCACTACACTGGCAGATGGGGATGTAACAGTTACTCTCAACGGCACTAGTTTTACTGCGGTAACTTTAGGTGGTGGAAGTATTGCCGCAAACATTGCATTACTTGCAGAAGGATTGCAAGATCAGGCACTTTTTAATGCTTTATATCTCCTAGAATATGATCAGGCAAAGATTTCATTCTTAGCAACATCTCTTGGTGCTCAATCTGGTACATTTAATGCAACCAGTACTGCAGGTATAACATTTACCAATACAAAAAAACAAACTGGAGTAACACAGACAGAAAACTGGACATTCCAAGATGATTTTAACTTAGACAAACTGGATGGAACTGGATACTCTGGTGTTACTATTGATCCATCAAAACTAAATGTGTATCAAATCAACTTCCGTTGGTTGGGTGCTGGTGAGATCCGTTATGCTATTGAGAACCCCACTAATGGGGATATGATGTTCTTCCACCATGAACATTACACAAATAGAAATGAATCTCCTCATTTAGATAATCCATCTATGAAGATTGGATATGTTGCAGCAAACTTGGGAGCTCCTGCAAGTGGTGTTGTAACTTGCACTGGATCTTCATTCCTTGGTGCTATTGAAGGTTTGGTAACAAATACCAGACTTCCTTATTCTGTGACTGCAACCAGAAACAGTGGTATGAATACACCTGGAACTTTATATCATTTACTTACTCTCAAAAATAAAATTATCTATCAAGGAAAAATTAATACCAGAGATTTGATTCCACAAAGATTGACTGCTTCTGTGAATACAACTCAGGATCCAGCAATCATTTACTTGTATTTTAATGCAAAATTTACAAATTATTTGAGACTTACAACACAAACAAACTTCAATGCATCTTTGTATGCTACTCAAGATAGTGCTGGGCAGTTTTCATTAGCACCACAATCAACACCAGCAATTGCAGCATTTCATGTTTCTAATGGTGACACTATTAATGTTGATTTAACTGCTATTGGTATTGATGTTCCACCAGGAGACTGTATATCAGCAGTTATTGCATCTTCAAGTAATATCACCAATGCCAGTGTGTCGTTCATTTATGTAGAAGACTAAAAAAGGAGTTTCGTTATGAGTGAAGTTTATTTAGGTAACCCAAACCTTAAGAAAGCAAATACTGCGATTGAATTTACAGAAGAGAATGTTATTGAGTTCCTCAAATGTAAACAAGACCCGGTATATTTTGCAAGGAAGTATATAAAAATTGTTTCTCTTGATGAAGGACTTGTTCCTTTTGATATGTACCCATTTCAGGAAAAACTAATTCAAAATTTCCATGATAATAGGTTTAATATCTGTAAGATGCCACGTCAGACTGGTAAGTCTACTACTTGTGTATCATATCTTTTACACTATGCTGTTTTTAACGATAATGTTAACATCGCCATCCTAGCAAACAAGGCATCAACTGCCCGTGATCTTCTTGGAAGATTACAACTTGCTTATGAGAACTTGCCGAAGTGGATGCAGCAGGGTATTATATCATGGAACAAAGGTAGTCTGGAATTAGAAAATGGGTCCAAAATTTCGTCTAACTCTACTTCTTCATCTGCTGTCCGAGGCGGATCCTATAATGTCATCTTTCTTGACGAGTTCGCTTTCATCCCGAATCACATTGCTGATGACTTCTTTGCCTCTGTTTATCCTACTATTTCTTCTGGACAGAGCACAAAGGTAATTATCGTTTCTACTCCTCGCGGTATGAACCACTTCTACCGCATGTGGCATGATGCGGAAAGGGGTAAGAATGAATATGTACCAACGGATGTTCACTGGTCAGAAGTTCCTGGCAGAGATCAAGCTTGGAAAGAGCAAACGATTGCCAATACCTCAGAAGCACAGTTCAAAGTTGAGTTTGAATGCGAATTTTTAGGATCAACCAATACTCTTATTAATCCAACTAAACTCAAAAATCTTGTTTATGAAAATCCTATAAAAAGAAATGCAGGACTTGACATTTATGAAAATGCAAAACCAGAAAATAACTATCTCATTACTGTTGATGTTGCTCGGGGTTTGGGGAACGACTATTCTGCTTTTATCGTGTTTGATATCACACAATTCCCGTACAAAGTCGTCGCAAAATATCGGAATAATGAAATCAAACCAATGCTCTTTCCCAACATTATTCAAGAAGTTGGAAAAGCGTATAATGACGCTTGGTTACTAATAGAAGTAAATGATATTGGTGATCAGGTAGCAAATATTCTTCATTATGATTTGGAATATGACAATCTTCTTATGGCATCAATGAGAGGTCGTGCTGGTCAAATTGTTGGTACAGGATTTAGCGGTAAGAAATCTCAACTTGGTGTTCGTATGACATCCGCAGTTAAAAAGTTGGGATGTTCTAATCTCAAAACATTTTTAGAAGATGATAAGTTGCTGACTGTTGATTATGAAATTATTAGCGAATTAACAACTTTCTCTCAAAAACATAATTCGTTTGAGGCGGAAGAAGGTTGTAATGATGACCTTGCAATGTGCTTAGTTATTTTTTCTTGGTTAGTCGCACAAGACTATTTTAAGGAGATGACTGATAATGATGTCAGAAAAAGAATCTATGAGGAGCAAAAAAATCAGATAGAACAAGATATGGCTCCATTTGGATTTGTTTCCGATGGATTAAGTGATCCAGGAGGATTTACTGATAGTGAGGGAGATAGATGGTTTACTGACGAATATGGGGATAAAAGTTACATGTGGGAATATCATTAATGGATTTTGATGATCAAATTAAATTAGGACATTTATTACTCAATGAAAGAAAGTGTAGATCTTGTGGATTTACAAAAAATTTAATAGATGGTTTTTATAGAACTAAAAAAGATAGAGCATCTGCAATGTCATCATATTCGTACGAATGTAAAGAATGTACAATAAAAAGAATACAACAAACAAGAAAAAGAGTTCCATGTAGATGTGAATGGGAATATCCTGACTGGTAGTATTGTTCACGCATCGTTTCCCCATTGAAAAAAGACAAATCAATAAATATTATTAGAACAAATTTGGATTGCGAGGGTAATCAAGATGCCATTAAATTTAGCATCTCCTGGGATTGTAGTAAAGGAAGTTGATTTAACTATTGGAAGAGTTACTCCTTCTTCAGCTAGAATCGGAGCTATTGTAGCACCTTTTGCAAAGGGACCAGTAGACGTACCAATACTGGTAGAGAACGAGAATGGTTTACTTAAGAATTTTGGGCAACCATATGCCACAGATAAGCACTATGAGAACTGGTTAGTTGCTTCTTCTTATCTCTCTTATGGCGGATCACTTAGAGTTGTAAGAGCAAACGACTCCCAATTAAAAAATGCTTTTATAGGAACTGCATCAAGCGTTAAGATTGATAGTTTAGACAACTACAATTCTTTAGGGTATGATGAAAATACTTTAAGTAATGTTGTTTTTGCTGCCAGAAACCCCGGTACTTGGGCAAACGGGGCAAGAGTTGCAATTATTGACTCAAAAGCAGATCAAATTCTGACAGGAATTAATACATCTGGAGTTGTTAACTTTGTTGCTGCTATCTCTAACAGAAGTGGTACTTTAGTTGGCAGTGCTACAACAATCGGCATTTCGACCGCATCGGTAACATTGGGGCAAATTGTAAGATGTGATGTTGCTGGAGTTGTTGCTGCAGGCACTACAGTTACTTCAATTGCAGTGGGAGATGTAGTTGGTATTTCAACTGCATCACTATCTTCTGTTGATATTACTACTACGTTTGACTTCGGTTCCAACTCAGTAGTCAGCGATCCACTGGTTGTTGGATATGGAGTCACACAGGCAATATCTTCCACTCTTCCTGGTCCTGGTACAACTAGCACTCTTGATGGTCACTTAAAGGGTATTATTACTGAAATTGGCGCATCTTCTGTAGGCGTAAAAGTTCTTTCTCATGTATCCTCAGCAGGAACTGTAACGGACGTAGATTATCAACCATCCGGAGTTTATGCATTTGCTGGATCGGGAGACGTTTCAATTACTAAAAATAATGAAATAACTTCTTATGGTTCTACTTCTTACACCGCAAGACAAGATTGGTTCGATCAACAAACAGTTGGTTTAACCACCACATCAAGTGTTAATTGGAATACTCTTGCACCAAGACCTGGAACTTCTGCCTATGCAGCAGCAAGAAATTCAAGATTTGATGAAGTTCACGTTGTTGTTATTGACTCTCTTGGAACTATCAGTGGAAATGCAGGAACTATTCTTGAGAAGCATTTAAGTCTTTCGAAGGCAAAAGATGCAGAGTTCTCTGTAGGAAGTCCATCTTACTGGAGAAGTTTTCTTGCAAATAACTCAGAATATGTCTTTGGTTTAGGTTCTCCCGCAAACACTGTAGAGACAGGTTATAGTTCTAATTTTGCACTTGTCTCGAATGGTGGTTGGGATAGAGATGCAGAAGGTACTATTTTTAATGCTGCAGGTTCTTCAACTGATGACCTAACAGGAGGAACAAATTATGGAGGAAAAACTGACTTAACTAAATCTGGTGCTCTGACAGCAAGTATTGGAGAACTTTCCGATGGTTATGACTTGTTTGAGTCTACAGATAACTATAAAGCAGACTTCTTGCTTATGGGATCTGCCTCCAAGGCTAAGGTAGATACTCAGGCACTTGCAAATAAAGTTATTTCTGTCGCTGAACTGAGAAAGGATGCTGTTGCTTTTGTATCTCCAAGTAGAGATTCTATCATGAGCGACACCACAACACAAGGTGATACAACAGTTTATAGTGCATCAGATATTACTAATAAATTAATTGAATTCTATGCTTCCGTGTCTTCATCTTCTTATGCGATATTTGATAGTGGTTATAAGTACATGTATGATCGCTTCTCAAATACTTTCAGATATGTTCCGCTAAATGGAGATATTGCAGGTATTTGTGCTCGTACTGATATTAATAACTTCCCTTGGTATTCTCCAGCAGGAACATCAAGAGGTTCTATCTTAAACGCGGTAAAACTTGCGTACAATCCAACAAAAGCACAAAGAGATCGTCTGTATTCAAATAGAATCAACCCAGTTGTATTCTCTCCTGGTGCAGGTATTGTTCTCTTTGGAGATAAAACTGGACTTGCTAAGGCATCGGCATTTGACCGCATTAACGTCCGTCGCTTGTTCATCTATCTTGAGAATGCTATTTCTGCTGCTGCGAAAGATCAACTCTTTGAGTTCAACGATGAAATTACAAGAACAAACTTTGTAAATGTTGTTGAACCATTCTTACGTGATGTTCAGTCAAATAGAGGTATTCAAGATTATGTTGTTATTTGCGATGAAACAAATAACACTGCTGCGGTGATAGATAATAATGAGTTTGTGGCAGATATCTTTATCAAACCCGCAAGATCAATTAACTTCATTGGTCTGACCTTTGTTGCCACCAAGACTGGTGTTGATTTTGAAGAAGTAATCGGTAACTTTTAATTAACTTAGAGGCTCTAAAAAAATGGCAACCAGAAACCAAATTAATAACATTCCCTTGAGGAAAATTACCGACTTCAAGAGTAAGTTGTCGGGCGGTGGTACAAGAAGTAATCTTTTTGAAGTTGAACTTGCTTTTCCAACAGCAGTTGGTATTGATGCGGTAACCTTAGATAAGACAAGATTTCTTGTAAAATCAGCAGCACTTCCTGCTTCAAATATCACACCATTGGAAGTAGCATTTAGAGGAAGAACTCTAAAACTTGCTGGCGATAGAACATTTGAAACATGGACAATTACTGTCATTAATGATGTCGATTTCTCTATTCGTTCATCATTTGAAAAATGGGCAAACTACATCAATCGTTTGTCTGATAGCACTGGATCTACCGATCCTGCAACATATCAGGCAGATGCTTTTGTCCATCAGTTAAATCGTGATGGAACTATTTTGAGATCATATCATTTCTATGATATTTTCCCAACAAATATTTCAACAATCAATCTCTCTTACGATAGCGAAGCAATTGAAGAATTTACTGTTGAGATGCAAATTCACTGGTGGGAAGCAATTAAGGGAACTTCTCCGGCAGCTGGCGGAGAAGATATCAACTAAATAGTACACGGTCACAAGTAAGTTTATAAAATGGCGAAACTTTTTGGTTTTTCGATTGATGATAAAGAGAAAAAATCTAGTTCTATAGTATCCCCCGTTCCTCAAACTAATGAGGACGGGGTTGATCATTATATACAATCCGGATTTTATGGTCAGTATGTAGATATTGAAGGTGTCTATAGAACTGAGTACGATTTAATTCGTCGTTACCGGGAAATGGCACTGCATCCAGAATGCGATGGTGCAATTGAAGATGTTATTAATGAGGCAATTGTTAGTGATTTGTATGATTCTCCTGTGGAAATAGAACTTACCAATGTAAATGCTGGAGATAAATTAAAGCAAATAATTAGAGAGGAATTTAAGTCTATCAAAGAGATGATGGATTTTGATAGAAAGTCGCACGAAATTTTTAGAAATTGGTATGTTGATGGGAGATTATTTTATCTAAAAGTCATTGACATTAAAAAACCTCATGAAGGAATCAAAGAATTAAGATACATTGATCCTATGAGGATGAAGCATGTTCGTCAAGAAGTTAAAGAGAATGGAGATAATACTTTAAATGGAAATTTCTCTGATGGCAGTATTCCCATAAATCATTCAAAGATAGAAGAATATTACGTTTATTCTCCTGCTCCTGCCCATAACGTTGGTTATATGGGAGCAAAGTCTAAAGGTACAGTTAAAATTGCAAAAGATTCTATTACATATTGCACCTCTGGATTAGTAGATAGAAACAAAGGAACGGTTCTTTCATATCTTCACAAAGCAATTAAAGCTCTCAATCAACTTCGTATGATTGAAGATTCTCTTGTTATTTACAGATTATCAAGAGCACCAGAACGTAGAATTTTCTACATTGACGTTGGCAATCTTCCTAAGGTAAAGGCAGAACAATACCTCAAAGAGGTTATGTCACGTTATAGAAATAAATTAGTTTATAACGCACAAACTGGTGAAGTTCGTGATGATCGTAAATTTATGTCAATGCTCGAAGATTTTTGGCTTCCAAGAAGAGAGGGCGGAAGAGGTACTGAAATTACCACTCTTCCTGGTGGACAAAATCTTGGCGAACTTGCCGATATTGAGTATTTCCAAAAGAAATTATACAGAGCTTTGGGAGTTCCAGAGTCAAGAATTGCTGCCAATGAGGGATTCAATCTTGGTCGCTCTTCAGAAATTTTAAGAGATGAATTAAAGTTCTCAAAATTTGTTGGACGTTTAAGAAAAAGATTTTCTCAGATGTTTAATGATATGCTGAGAACTCAATTACTGCTTAAAAATATAGTAACCCCAGATGATTGGGAAATCATGGAAGATCATATTCAATATGACTTCTTGTATGATAACCATTTCTCAGAATTAAAAGAGTCTGAACTTCTTTCTGAAAGATTAAACTTAGTTACGACTATTGAACCATATATTGGAAAATATTTTTCAACAGAATACGTTCGTAAGAAAATTTTACGACAAACGGATTCTGAAATTATTGAAATTGATTATCAAATTGATGATGAGATTCAAAAAGGAATACTTCCTGATCCAAATGCCCCAACGGATGAAATGGGTAATCCAATTCCTCAAGATAGTGAACAACAAAACTTGGGAGATGTTCCAATGGAACCGGAAATTGACGCAAGTTCGACTCAGGCACCAGAAATATAATAGCAACAAAATATAAATAACTTTATACTGACAAAAATTTAATGGAAGAGCTTATCGATTTGATTGCAACGGATGAATCTCCATCTGTTGTTACTGACCAGATTAAAAATTTATTATACGCAAAAGCAGCAGAAAAAATTGAAAGTCAAAAGTCTTCGGTTGCTGCATCATTATTTGCAGACTCTGAAGCAACACACGAGGAGGAATAATGGGAAGAATTTTATTAAAGGGAACAGAAATTCAAGTTCCAAATACAGTTGGTGCTGGATCTAGTTTTAGTGAAGCTACTGTCGTTCGCTTGGCAAATCCAAGTACAACTGATTATGTAATTACAGTATCTGAAACGAATGCTGGTCCCACGATTGGAACTTTTACTATGTTAGCCAATACGACAGAATTGTTAGAAAAGCAACCATCGCATACTGTTCATGTTAATACCGGAACAGATGTCTTAGGAACAAAAGTAGGATTCACAGGATAATCAAATGAAACTCATCACAGAAGAAGTATCAAACGTAAAAATTATTACCGAAGGCAAGGGTGCCAGTAAGAAATTATACATTGAGGGTGTTTTCCTTCAAGGTGATCTCAAAAACCGTAACGGTAGAATGTATCCAATGGAGACACTTTCCCGTGAGGTAAATCGTTATTGCGAAACCTTTGTAAATAAGGGACGTGCTCTGGGAGAACTTGGTCATCCCGATGGACCCACCGTAAATCTGGATCGTGTTTCTCACAAAATTACTTCACTCGTTCGAGAGGGAACTAATTTTAGAGGTAAGGCACAAATTCTTAATACTCCTATGGGTAAGATTGCATCTTCCCTTTTGGATGAAGGTGTAATGCTCGGAGTTTCTTCTCGTGGTGTTGGATCTTTGAGAGAAGATCATCGCAGTGGTTGTAAAGTTGTCGGCGAAGATTTCCAATTGGCAACTGCTGCCGACATTGTTGCAGATCCTTCTGCTCCAGATGCTTTTGTTAATGGAATTATGGAAGGAAAAGAATGGGTTTGGGAAGGCGGTATTCTTCGCGAACAACTTGCAGAAAGAACTCAGAAGAGAATTAATACTCTCGTAGGTCAAAGACAACTTGAAGAGCATAAATTGGAATTATTCAAACAATTCCTCTTAGATTTGTAATTTATAAATAAATATAGATTAATACAATAAATCTAAAGAAAAATGTCCGTTGGTAGCAATTTACAAGAAATGGAAAACGTAGTAACCAAAGGGGCAGCACCTGCCGAACAAATTAAATCTGATGCTTCCAGAGTTTCTACTCCTGGTCAAGCTCAGGTTGAAGATTTGGGTGGTCCTACTCCAGAAAATTATAGATCTGATGATGATTCAGCTAAATTGAGAGATCCCGCAAAAACTGTTGCTCAGGTTAAGGATGTAGTTAATGCTAAGGCTGTAGCTGCAGAATCTGCTGAGGAAGAAGAGGGAGAATTTGTTTCTGAAGAGGAAACTACCGAAGAGGAATATGTTTCCGAAGAAGAAACTACCGAAGAGGAAGTTGTTGAAGAGGAAGTAGAAGAAGAATTTAATATCGATGAAGATGTTGAGGCACTTCTTCAAGGAGAAGAGCTTTCTGAAGAGTTCCAAGAAAAAGCAAAAATTATTTTCGAATCTGCAATTCGTTCTAAAGTTGCAGAAGTTAAGGAACAACTTCAAGATGCATACGAAGATGCACTTGTAGAAGAAATTAATACTATTAAAGAAAGTCTTGTAGAGCGTGTTGATTCTTATCTTGAGTATGTTGCTGATGAATGGATTTCTGACAATCAACTCGCAGTTGAGCACGGTCTTAAGACTGAAATGACAGAATCATTCCTGGTAGGAATGAAGCAACTTTTTGAAGATCATTATGTAACAATCCCTGAAGAAAAATATGATGTAATCGAGAGCATGGTAGATAAACTTGATGAAATGGAAGGAAAACTCAACGAGCAAATTCAAAGAAATGTTGCTCTAAATCAAAGATTAGCAGAGTCAGTTGCTGATGTAATTTTTGCAGATGTCGCTGAGGGTCTTGCACTTTCTCAGAAGGACAAACTCGCTTCTCTTGCTGAAAATGTTGAGTTTGATAGTGAACAGAGCTATCGTGAGAAACTGGTAACCTTGAGAGAATCATATTTTCCAACAAATACCAGTGCTCAAAGAAACTCTAGTGAAAATTTATCAGAAGAAACTGATTACTCGATTGAGGATTCAGTAAGTAGCACCATGGGTGCATATCTCAATACTCTTCATAGAGTTTCCAAAAAGTGATTTATAGATCATAGTCAAACTTACACAATTTTAACGAGGTAAAAAAAAATGCAAATGTTCAATGCAGAGCAATTGCAAGAGAAGTGGTCCCCACTCTTAGACTACGAAGGTCTTGATCCTATCAAAGATTCCCATCGTAGAAATGTAACTGCAATTCTGCTCGAAAACCAAGAAAATTCAATTCGTGAGGCACGTGAGTTCCTTTACGAAGCACCAACCAACAGCACTGCTTCTGGCACTTATGCTGGTCTTGGTGGTCAAACCACTGGCGCACTGCAAGGTTTCGATCCCGTTCTGATCTCTCTGATCAGACGTTCGATGCCTAACCTGATGGCATACGACATCTGCGGTGTCCAACCAATGAACGGTCCTACCGGACTCATCTTTGCGATGCGCTCCCGTTATAAGACTAATGCTGGTAGCGAGAACTTCTACAACGAAGTAGATTCGGCATTCTCCGGTCAAGACTCAGGATTCAACGAGACTGCTGGTTTCGTTGATGGTGCTGTCGGTCTTGGTACTACTGCTCAGGGTGGAAGCAATCCTTCAATCCTTAGCCCAACCGATCAATCTACTAACGCTGGAACTGGTGCTAATCAGTACAACGTTGGTCAGGGCATGAGAACCGATGCTGCTGAAGGTCTTGGCGAGTCCGAGAACTTTAACCAGATGGCATTCTCGATCGAGAAGGTCACCGTTACTGCCAAGTCACGCGCACTGAAGGCTGAGTACTCACTTGAGCTTGCTCAGGACCTTAAGGCAATTCATGGTCTGAACGCCGAAGCCGAGTTGGCAAACATTCTCTCTACTGAGATTCTTGCCGAAATCAACCGCGAAGTTGTTCGTACCATCTATAAGTCTGCTGTTCCTGGTGCTCAGGCAAACGTTGCTACTGCTGGTACTTTCGACCTTGATGTTGACTCCAATGGTCGTTGGTCTGTTGAGAAGTTCAAGGGTCTGATCTTCCAAATCGAGCGCGATGCCAACGCTATCGCTCAGCAAACTCGTAGAGGAAAGGGTAACATCATCATCTGTTCTGCTGATGTTGCTTCCGCTCTTGCAATGGCAGGTGTACTTGATTACACTCCTGCACTCAATGCAAACCTTCAGGTAGACGACACCGGTAACACCTTCGCTGGTGTACTTGCTGGTAAGTTCCGCGTTTATATTGACCCATATTCTGCCAACGTTGCTTCTACTCAGTATTACACCGTTGGTTATAAGGGTTCTTCACCTTATGACGCAGGTCTGTTCTATTGCCCATACGTTCCTCTTCAGATGGTTCGTGCTGTTGGCGAGAACACCTTCCAGCCTAAGATTGGCTTTAAGACCCGCTACGGCATGGTCGCTAATCCATTCGCTAAGGGCGGTTCTCTCTCCGATCCTGGTATTATTTCCACCAACTCTAACGTATACTACAGACGCACTAAGGTTTCTAACCTCATGTGATGTCTTTTACATAGAGTTTCTTACAGAGGGTCCTTTGGACCCTCTTTTTTTATCTAAATACAAATAAAAGCCATGGCAACCGCTTTTGATAAGCAGATAAGTAATAGAAATTTTTTGTCTCCAATAGGATTTAAGTTTAATCTTGCCAAATATCCTAAAGTATCATTTTTTTGCAATTCTGCCCGAATTCCTGAAATTACCTTAACGACTTTAAATCAGGCATCATACTTAAAAAATATTGATATTCCTGGAGGAATTGTTCAGTATGGCGACTTATCTTTAAAATTTTTAGTTGATGAAAATCTTGTAAATTATTCGACCATTCATAATTGGATTACTGGTTTGGGTTTTCCAGAATCCACGCAAGATTATGCCGATTTTATTACTAATTCTGATGGGATAAAAGATCCAAATGAATCATTTAGTGATGCAAGTCTTCATATTTTGAATAGCAATTATAATACTGTTGCAATCATTAAATTTAAAGATCTATATCCAACATCATTAACTTCTTTAGACTTTGCAGCAACAGATACTGATATTAATTACTTTACAGCAGAGGTTACTTTCAAGTATACTGTATATAATATACTAGCATCTGACAACAGAACACCCTTATGAATCTTGAACAAATTCAGGAGATGTGGGAGAGAGATTCTTTCATAGATCCAGATAACTTACATGATGAATCACTTAAAATACCTCAACTTCACTCTAAATACTATACCATATACAATACGATTACTCTTTTAAGAGAAAAGGCAAGAGAGTCTTTTAATCGTGTGAGGTTAGAAAGATATAATTATTATGCAGGTAAAGCACCTGCTGAAGTGTATGAAGAAAATCCATTTCCCTACAAGATAAGAGAAAAAGATGTACTTCAACGCTATCTTGATGCTGATGAAAGATTAACAGCAGTAGATTTAAAAATTAAATATTACGATACCATGTTAAAGTTTCTTGAAGAGATTATTAAGACTATCTCTAATAGAACTTTTCAAATTAAAAATGCAATCGAGTGGCACAGATTTCAAGCAGGGTTTAACTAATGGATGAAGAATCCAAGTTTATAATGGATTTTGGTATAGAAGATATTCATCTTTTATACCATTGTGTATGTAAAAGAATAGAAACCTGGGAGGGATATCCTTCCAGGCATCCATTTGAGCAAGAACACTTACATTATCTTAAAACTGAACTGTATAAAGCAGTTTTAGATTTCAAGTTTAATTGTGGTGAATAATAAATACCTAATAATGATAGAAGTAAGATAGAGATGAAGTCTTTCGGAGATTTTATATTTGAATGTTATAGATATGGTTTCCTTTTATTTGAGGGAAAATATAGTGATGAACATGCATTCAGAAAAGTATGGAATCACTTTATTACTCATAGAAAATACGGCAGAGAAATAAGAGATCTTATTAATGCTGGAAAATATGATGATGCTAGACAAGCAATGGAGAAAGAAATTGATGCTGCTAGACAAGATCCTAAACATCCATTAAGTTTTGCAAAGGCAAAACGGGGATTTGAAAAGGGAAAAGATACTAATGCAAGTCAAAGTCAATCAACATACTATGACGAATTGAAATTGGCACCAGATAGTGTTGTAGCATATACAAAAGGAAGAAGAGGAAAATCTGCTGCTAATAGATCAACTGCTTATGCTAAAGTTGAAGGTGGAGCAACTCCACCCACTACAAGAATGTGGAAAGATGTAGTTGGAAAAGAAGCAGATACATCAAAAAGAGATATTTCTATCGCAGACACAAAAGATAAAAAATTTGGACAAGGAATTAGTTTAAAGCAGGGAGAAGGATCACAAACTCTATCTGCCGAACCAGAAGAAGTTAGAGGATTATTCAAAGCTGCTGCTAAAAAATATATTCAAAAACTGAAAAAAGATGGTGCCTCAAAGGAAGAAATTAAAAAATTTGAGGCAGACTTAGAATCTAATATATCAAAATATGTTAGAGCACAGAATTTAAAAATTAGTCCAACAGAAAATAAAGAAAAGAGTGAGAAAAGATTATCAATTGCTCAATCTGCAGTTGATGCTCTTGTTAAAAATTATCCCGGATTTGATAGATTAGTTGATAAAGAAGCTGCTGGTGGTGAACAAAAATTCGGGAAAGAAGTTTCTGCTCAGTTAGATCCAGAAAGTCAAGAATTTAAAGATGCATTAACTGCAATGAGACTTTTGAGGGGTAAAGGAAGTCCAAATGATAAAATTGATAAGTCAGATTTGGAAGTAGGTGAACTTGGAGCAATTAAAAAAATTGCCGATAGTAAAAAATATAAAAATAATCCAAAACAACTTAAGATAGATTATATGGGTATGGATAGAGATGATCCAAAAAGAAAAGAATATGAAAAAGCTTATAAACTATTGACAAAAAGAATTGATGTAAGTGATTTAAAAAAGGGACAAAGAGAACGAATTGAAGGTATTCTTTCAAAGTATCCAACTATGAAATCTCTCTCAGATTTCCTTAAGTCTTCCCCATCTGGGCAGGCAACTGAAGTTGTTAGGGGAACTTATGTAGATCCTAAGACGGGTGAAGTTGTTAGTAGAGCAAAATCTGAACCAGTATCTCAAAGGGCAGATCTGGACCAACCTCTTACTCCTAGATCTGGAAAGGGTAAAAGTAGCAAAACAGAGGATGGATACCGTGCATCTGAAATGAGACGTAGAGGAGAAGAACCACAAAGGATACAAAGATCTGGTGCTTTAGCAGGAAGAGTTGGGCCAGCAAAACCTGATGCAGATAAACCAGATAATCAAGCACAACCACAACAAGGACCAATGACCTTGGATACGTTTAATAGACAAGCAAGAACTGCCGAATTGAGATCAAAAGGAGTTGGTAGGGAAAGAGATGAAAGGTTAGCAGCAGAAAGAGAGGCAGTAAAACAAGAAAGGATAGAGAGGCAGGCAGCAGAAAGACGGGCAAGATATGCTGCACGAAAGGCGCAACAAACACAACAAGCATTCTTTGATACTGAAAGAGATCTAGAAGTAGCAAGTGTAAATGCGCAAAATGCATCTATTCCCATAAATCCAGAAACTGGAGAACCAATATTAAGGCAGCATAGAAAAAATGTAGAGGTTCATATTGCAACGGATCCCACTTCTCCTATTGCACAAGCAAACAATCAAATAAGACAACAAGCACAGAATACTTTGGCAACAGCTCAAAGTAATTATGATACTGCATCATCAAAACATCAGCGAAGTTTGCAGCGTTTGCAACAAATTAAAAAATCTGCAAGAACTCAACAACCTCAACAAGCACAACAAGCACAACAACCACAACAAGCACAACAACCTCAAGAAGTTCAACCCCAACAACCACAAGAAGTTCAACCCCAACAACCACAAGAAGTTCAGATTAAACCAAAGAAAAGAAAAAGAGAAAGAACGGAAGCAGAAAGAGCAGACACTAGACAGAGAATGGACGCTGCCGGAGAACAGCAAGGTTATCCAAACTAACCCCAATAAATACTTATAATTAATATTATGAGTATATGTCTCATTTGATTATTCAAAAGAAGAACGAAGTATATTTAACAATAAAGGCAGATCCTCACGTTTATTACGAACTTGCAGATCAGTTCACGTTTGAGGTTCCTGGTGCAAAGTTTATGCCTCAGTTTCGTAATCGACACTGGGATGGAAAAATTCGTTTATTCAATACCGAAACTAGTGAGATATATGTTGGTTTATTGGATAAAGTCGTAAGATTTTGTGAAACTCATGATTATACTTATGAGTTTGTAGACAATAAATTTTATGGACTTCCTTTTGAGACGAACAATATGATCTCTAAGGAAGGCGTTAAAGACTATATAAATGCTATCTGTAGGTATTCCCCTAGAGACTACCAAATAGAAGGGGTCTACGACGCTCTAAGACATAATAGAAGACTGCTGATATCCCCAACTGCTTCTGGAAAGTCTCTGATGATATACTCTCTTGTGAGATATTACGTTGAGAAGCAACAAAATATTCTGATAGTTGTTCCAACGACTTCGCTTGTAGAGCAAATGTATAAAGACTTTGCAGACTATGGTTGGGATGTAGGTTCATTTTGCCACAAGATTTATGCGGGACGTG